GGTCCTCATGGCCAACGCGTTAGACAGCCCAGAGCAATTTCGTTTGTTAAATGCTATGCGAGATGAAGGTGCCATTGGTCAGAACATCCAACTTAACGAGATGAAAGCGTTATTTCAAGAGCAGACAGAGCTTGGAGTTTCGTCGGCTCTTGTTAAAGGCGGTGCCGCTCTGCGTAAAACCAAGGGTGTTGGAACTGCAATAAAGTTTATGGAGAAAACTTACCAGTTGGGAGATGATTACTGGAAAGTAGTCGGGGCGCTGGGAGAGAAAGCTCGTTACGGCGCCGCCATGCGTAAAGCGGGTTTAGATATTGACAACCTAGACGATGCAATGCAACAGGCCCTGAAGAACTCAGGCCTAGCACAGAGAACAAGCTCTATCGCGGGCACGGATTTTGGCAACATGCTTGCTACAGACTTGATTAAACAAACCATGCCTACATACTCCATGGTCCCTGAAGCAATCAAAGCACTGCGTCGAATCCCGGTCATGGGTAACTTTATTTCGTTCCCTGCGGAAATCATCCGCACTACAGGCAACATTCTTAACCGCTCGGTCAAAGAACTTTCGTTTAAAGCGGACGACGCTTTTATTGAACAGTTGATGAGGTCAAAAAACATCTCCAAAGAAATGGCTACGCAGCAAGCAAACGCATTTGCCCGTCAGGTCCGAGGTATTGGGGCGGAAAGATTAAGTGGTTATGTCGCCATGGCCACTGTTGCGCCAATGGGAATACGAGACGCATCGCACACCATGCTTGGTATCACCGAGGAGGAGGAAAACCTTCTTCAAAAAGCTGCGCCGCCTTGGTCCTTGGGCAACACATTAATGTACATAACCAAGCCCGACGAAGACTTGAACGCCGAAGCTGTGGACCTATCCTACATGCTACCATACGAATTTATGTACGCTCCGGCTCGGGCTGCGCTACAGATATACCAAGAAAAGGGTGAGCTTAATGCAAACGAGGCTAACCAAATTGCCTCTGGTGCGTTTGCAGCATTTAAGAAGTTTGCAGAGCCCTTTGCTTCCGAGTCATTGGGCGCGGAAAGGCTGCTCGATGTTACCATTCGTGATGGCAAGACCCAAACCGGAGCGGAGATATATGAGTCTGGAGAACTTCTAGGCGACCGACTTCAAAAGTCATTGGTCCACGTTGCGGGCGCATTTATGCCAGGGGCAATAGAACAGTTTACTACAGTTAAAGGTGGTGAATTTATACAAGGGCGAAGCACTCGAGCTCTTACGGGTACACCAAGTAAATCAGGAGATGATTACAGCATTGCCGAAGAAGCGGGCACCATGCTCACTGGTTTACGTCCAATGAAAGTTAACATAGGTCGGACCCTTGGTTACAACGGTGGCGCCTACGCAGCGGATCGCTCAAGCTCCACACAGATATTTACTAAGGTAGCCGACGACAACGATGCCACGGTGAAAGACATAACTGATGCATACGTCCAAGCCAATGAAGCTAAACGCAGCCATCAGGCCCGTCTTAAAATAAAAATTGATGCCGCGTTGGCGGCGGGCATGACTAAAGTTCAAGTCAGGCAAGCGTTTAAAGACACTGGGGTGACCTCAAAAGAATTAAACAACATCTTCCGCAACCGATATGACCCTATAAAAATCAGCAGGGCATTACTTAGAGAAGTCAGCCGAGAAGTTAACGTAAAAAAAGAAAGCCGGATTCTTTCTAGAGTTCCAACGCAAGAGGTGAATGAAATTCGACGTTCTCTGGTTAATACGGAAATTATTGCTGGCGAGAAACCGGTGGAACCAGATTACGTTCCACCTCAATCTTTAGGACCAGTGAACCCCTCAGATTACGTTCCGCCTCAATCTTTAGGACCAGTGAACACGGTTACCACTCCGCCCGAGCCCACTGAATCATTCGTCGCGCCTGTAACTAACGCGATTAGCGGAGCGGTGGACACGGTCGGCGAGGGCTTCGGTAACTTGTACGACAGAGCAAGGACCTTTGCTCCTAGTCTACTGGGTGATCCAAAGAACCAATCAATTGTTGACCGTGATCGTCAGTAAGACTCAATCGTCAGCTTGATACCGTTGCCGCCGAACAGCCGAACTATCTCATCGGCTGCGGCTTCGGTCTCGGCCAGCACATCGCCATCGTTGGTCAGGGCCGCAAGGTTTATTGTGGTTCCGATAAAGTCCATGAGGGCTTCTACCTGCATAGGGTGCATCTGCTTAAAACCTAAGCTCTTCATTTTTGGATCAATCATTCTATGTCTCCCCAATCTTTTTGGATGTCTACGTCAATTTTAGATGGCACCTTGAGCTCTACGCCTGTTTCCATAAGTTCTTTGATGTGGTTCGCTTGCTCCGTGCTATCTATGTTAAAGCATAGCTCATCGTGAACTGTCAGCATAGGGGTATGTCCCGCTTGGTAGCAATCAAGCATCGCTTTCTTAGTCTGGTCGGCCGCCGATCCTTGGATCAATCTGTTCAGCGCCTTGTAAGTAAACGCTCTTCTTATCCCTGTGCCGTTGACCCCGCCGTATTCCTTCAAGGCTTCCTCGTAAGGCAGGGGTTTCCCCGCGCCAAACTTCGCTGGCTCCCAGAGATGGAACCTGCACTTGCGACCCAGTAGTGTACGGATCTGTCCGGTGGATGCGGCTCGTTGGGACGCCATCTCTGCCAACGCCTTAACAAACGGGACTTTGTTGCGATGCTGGCTCATCAATAGCTTGGCGGCCTCTGGTTCTACATCTATTTGATTGGCCAGTTTACCAACGCCCATGCCGTACATGATCCCCAGGTTCACGGCCTTTGCTTCCTTGCGGCTAATGCCCGCTAGGTCGGCAACCATCTGGTGCAAGTCTACGTCTGAGGTGTTGTATTCATGGACGATGTCGTCAAGCAGATCCTTGCGAGGCATGCTCCCCACGCTGGCCGCGAAGTGTACCAACAATCTTGGCTCTTGGCTAGAATAATCGAACGATCCCCACTTGTATCCGTCCTCTGGTATAAACAACCCACGGATTAACTTCTTGATGTCCTTGTCTCTCGCCGGAATCTGCTGGAGATTGGGGTTCGAAGAAGAGAACCGCCCAGTAACCGTGCCGCCTTCGTCCCTGCGCGTGGAGTGTAGTTCTGTGTGGATGCGACCGTTGTGCTCATGCCGCAGGATGCTGTCGATGAACGTGCTGTCAGCCTTGTCGAACTCACGGAGCTTAACTAACTGTTGGCAGATCTCTGACGGGTGGCTGTTGAGCCACGCCTTTGTGAACGACGGCGAGTTTCCCCCGGTTACAACTTCAGTCTCCTCCGAAGACCCATCAGGCAATTCGGTTTTATCAATCCGTGTTTTCGTTGGGGTCCTTGGGTACGACATGCCCATCTTATCAAACATCTTCTGGATCGAGGCCGACGCCCAGATGTCCACCTCCATGCCTGCTTCTTTCTCTATCAGGCGACGCATCTCTTTCGACTTGTCTCGGATGAACTTCTTGTTCTTCTGGGCCTTCTCCAGATCTACGCGCACCCCGTTGCTCCGCATGTCCAGCATGCAGGGGATCAGGTCTGTCTCGATGTTCCAGATGTGCCACAACTCTTGCTCTTCAAGCTCTATCTTCAGTGCGTTCCATAGCGCCAGTGTTGCCACGGCATCCCGCTCGGCGTAGGCGCCCACATACATAGGAGGGAGTTGCCACATCTCAGCCTTCGGGTTAATGCCCCATGCCTTGGCTGCGGCTTTCAACATCTTCTCGTCCTTGCGGATACCAGCATAGTCCCGAGCCATAGCGTCAAGGCCAAAGGACCAACGGTTCTCGTCCACCAGAGCACCGGTAATCATCGTGTCAATGATCTTGCCTTTGATCTCTACGCCCTCGGCTCTCATCCACCCCGCATCGTAGGTTGCGTTGTGCATAATTACGTTCATCTCCGGCACAGACATCTGTTTGGTAAGCCAGCGCATTGCAATCTTAGCGTCTAGGTTGTGGCCGTTCTCGTGTCGGATCGGGAAGTACCCTTGGTATTCTCCAGCCGCAACAGCAATGCCTATGATGTGCCCGTCCTTGCGTGACCAACCTGGGCCCAAGGTCTGGATGTTAGGGTCCTTGGTCTCAAGGTCCACGGCCACGTCCTTGTAGCCTGTCAGGTCTGGGAACTCCGTAGGGATATTCCAGTCCTTGTCAATCATGTCCAGTTCGCCCTTGAACTCATGGTGCAAATCACTGCCAAATAGATTAGTCATTCTTAGTAACTCCGTACTTGGTCATGCGCTCGTTGGTTTCGCGCACCCTCTCAGAGAACTCACCCCCAAGGGCAGTGTACCCTGCCTTATCCGTCCATGAATCGTCGTGGTCCATAGTATTAAGTAGCCGCGCTGTCTTCATCCAGTCCATCATTAGAACAACATGCTGCTCGGTCAGGTATCCGTGGCTTACCAGTGCGCCGTTCATAATGATGTTCCAACCCTCTGCTATCCTGCTGTGGTTGTTAAACGCATCGCCATAGTCCTTGGCCCTCTGTCCATTGATCAGTTCTTTTGCAGTGTCTAGGATTTCATCACGTTTCATCTTCTTTCTCCCTTGGATAATAAACTAACACATAGCTCCCGCATTTAGGGCAGGAGAGGTTTGTTTCTATATAATGCTCTTCGTCATCATCCTCACAGTCGTGATCTCCGCCCCAAATAAGTTC